GCCAACAACAGAAAACTTTGGCAATGGACTCAGCTACGCATGCACAGCCGGACATGCGCTTAACAAGAAGTTCGCTGAATACATCACTGAACTCAACAACGAGCGCAAGGCTGAACGTGCTGCTTACTTCCTAACTGATGAGGGTAAGGCTGAGATTGCTGCTCAAGAAGCTAAGGACGCAGAACGCAATGCTAAGGAAATCAAGCGCAACAAAGACCTTGCAGCTCGCGGCCTCAAGTCATGCACTCGTTGTGGTGGTGAAGGCTCAAGCGAGATGTGGGCTTTCTCTGGTCACACTTGTTACAAGTGCGGTGGCACTGGATACGTTGAGAAGACAACACGCGCTAAGAAGGCAAACTAATGACACAGGCACTACGACCAGCTGTACGTTACGTCTCTTTATGCGAAGACTGTGAGTACTGGGGAACACCATACGTCAAGGTGGAAAGCGCACTTAAACAATCTGTTGCACACAATAAGAAGTCAGGTCACGTTCTTACGGTGACAAGAATTGACAACAAAGGTTGTCGGTTGTAACCACCACGCATCACTTGTAATACCAATGTTGTAACCAATGTGGTACTCTTGTATGTTACTGTTGGCGCAATCTGTCCAAGCATAGAACGACAAGGCGATAGAACAATGACCCAGAATTCACCTGGCGGTTTCATACGCACAGAGCAAGACGCGATTAACGCAACCGAGGCACTGCGCCTCCGCTCACGCGGTCTAACCTACCAACGAGTTGCTGACATCATGGGGATTTCTAAGACAGCTGCCTACCACCGCGTACAAAACGCACTGGCAGCAATCCCAGCAGAAGCAGTCGAAGAGTACCGTAAGTTGGAATGTGAACGCATTGACTTACTGCTCGAAAAAGTAATGGACAAAGCATTAGCAGAAGACGACAAGGGGTTCTTGTTCGCGGTTGACAGATTCATAACCCTCGAAGAGCGACGCTCTAAGTTGATGGGTTACGACGCACCTGTCAAGCAACAAGTGGAGACAATAACTTATGACGGAAGCACTATCGAAGGTGAAGTCGCAAAGTTACGACAAATCCTTAGCGAACATAGCGGCGAGTCGGTTTCAGTGGACGGACAGACTAGCTCGACCTGAGCAACTGCCTGACGAAGATGACTGGTCAGTATTCCTATACCTTGCAGGTCGAGGCGCTGGTAAGACACGCACAGCAGCCGAATGGATTGCATGGCAAGCAATAAAGAACCCCAACACTCGATGGGCTGTTGTAGCTGCAACCTTCTCTGACGTTCGAGATACATGTGCTGAGGGTGAGTCTGGTCTAATACCAATCATCCGTCGCTATGGCATGCTCGAAAACTACAACCGTTCAATGGGAGAGATTCGTCTCAAGAACGGAAGCCGCGTCAAGCTGTATTCAGCAGACACCCCGGACAGACTTAGAGGGCCGCAGCATCACGGAGCCTGGTGCGACGAGATTGCATCATGGCAATACCCAGACACCTACGACCAACTTCAATTCGGTCTGCGTCTAGGTCAACATCCAAGAACGATAATCACCACAACTCCCAAGCCGGTATTCCTAATTAAGGAACTGCTCAAGCGAGATGATGGCAGCGTAAAGGTAGTTCGAGGCTCAACCTTTGACAACGCTAAGAACCTTGCACCAAACGCAATAGCCCAGATGCGTGCCAGATACGAAGGCACACGTTTAGGACGACAAGAGCTGTATGGCGAATTGCTCGAGGAGCAGGAGGGCGCTCTATGGAACTGGGAGATGATTGACTCAGCAAGAGTCGCCAAAGCCCCAGAACTAACTCGCATCATTGTTGCAGTTGACCCTGCCGGTGGTAGCGGAGAATCAAACGATGAGACCGGTATCTGCGTTGTGGGTCTCGGACTCGATGGACGTGGCTATGTGCTGGCGGACAGAAGTTGCAAGCTCTCGCCGGAAGGCTGGGCTAGACAAGTCATTGATGCCTTTGATGAGTTCGGTTGCGTGCGAGTAATTGTCGAAAAGAACTTTGGTGGTGAGATGGTTGAAGCAGTGCTTAGACAGCAGCGCTCTACTATCCCACTAAAATCAATAACAGCGAAGAGGGGCAAATACATTCGGGCAGAGCCAATTAGCGCCCTTTACGAACAAGGTCGAGTCTCTCACGTTGGTACGTTTGAAAAGCTCGAAGACCAGATGTGCCAATGGGTACAAGGGGAAAGTGACTACTCGCCCGACAGAATCGATGCGTTAGTTCACGGATTAACCGACCTCGGCATCGGAGGTGGTTCATCGGCAGACAGATTCTTTATGATGCTTGCTCCTGGATGTCCTTCTTGCTCATTCCCCAATGAAGCAGGACAATCCAACTGCGGCAAATGTGGACAACCTCTTAGTGATGAAGTAACGAATTATGTTCCTCCCACCGAAGACCGTTCATTCGCCTTCCCCAAACCAACTCAATTTCAACGAGGACAATAAATGGCTCTATTCCAGCGAAAGAACAAGACTACGCTTGCTGCGGAAATTGTTGCTGAAATGCAAAAGGCTGGCATGGCCGGTTCACCTCTAGGTAATGCTGGCGGATACAACTCTGCCTACGCTGCTGGTGCAATGTCATCAGGCGGTCAAGGTATCGCCGGTGGTATCGGACAAGCAGAACCAATGCCTCGTCCTGGATTCACTCCTAACGGTGGTGGATTCGGAGCGGCACTCGGCCCAGCTGCACCTCTACTTCCTGCACCACTTGACTTAGTTCTTGACGACTCAGGCCGCGCTCTACCTCGTAAGTACGAGTATCAGACCGCAATAAACCTCAACATCACACAGACCGAAGTACCGTTTGCAATCCTCACTTCACTTGCAGAGCAATGCGACATTGTTCACCGCGCCATCGAAGTTCGAGTTGGCGACATCATCAAGCAACAGGGTTCATGGACTCTATCCGACTCGGCTATTGCTGAAATTATGGAAGAGCAGAACTGCTCACACGCTAAGGCAAACCTTATTGGTCGTGAGAAGTATGGACAGCAGATTAACGAACTCAATGAGTTCTGGTCTAACCCTTACGTTGCATCAGACCGTTCATTCACTGAATGGCTAACAGAAGCTATGTGGCAAATTTTGGTGTATGACCAACTCTGTGTCTATCCTCGTTACACCTTTGGTAAGAAATTGATTGGCCTTGACATTATCAATGCGCCAACAATTAAAATACTTCTTGACAACCGAGGCGACATTCCTCACCCACCTGAGCCTGCCTATCAGCAAGTGCTTTGGGGCTATCCTCGCGGTGAGTTCACAGCATCACCCGACGCAGACGGTGAATTTTATTCAGGCAAGGGAAGCAAGGGCGAGTTTCTAACAGACCAGATGAGCGTCTTCATTAAGAACCGTCGCACATGGTCGCCTTACGGATTCAGTCCAGTTGAAGAAGCAATCCCAGCTGCATCGCTTTACTTGAACCGTCAAGTATGGATGAACTCTGAATACCAGAACGGCTCAACACCTCAGACATGGATGCGTACTAACTCACAAGAGCTAGACATCCACAAGTTGGCAGAGTTTGAGCGTATTCTAAACGGAAGACTCACCGGCTCTACTGCTGAGCGTCATCGCATCAAGGTATTGCCAGATGGTTTCGAGCCAGTAGCAATGCCAACACTCGACGAGCGCTACAAAAGCGAATACGACGAATACATCATTAAGCGCATAAGTTCTATCTTTGGCGTATCACCATCAGCACTTGGAGTTGTTACTCGCGCAGGTCTTGGTGGCGGCAAAGGCCAGATGGAAGGCGAAGCAGAGAACGTCGAAACCGTTTCTACTAAGCCAATGGAAGACTACGTTATCTCTTTCATTAACTCACTCTCACGTCGTTACCTCGGTGCTGACAGAAACGTAACCTTCGTACTGAACGATGTTCGCTCGTCAATGGATGAGAAAAACAAATCACAGGCTTTACAAGTTGCACTGTTCTCAGGACAGAAGACACTTAACGACGTGCAGGGCGAATTGGGCCAAAACCTCTATGACATGCCAGAGGCCGATTCGCCATTCATCGTTGCAGGAAACACAGTTACATTCCTCCAGGGGATGTTGAAAGTTGACACAACAGGCGAAGTTATAGGACAAGTAAGGAACCAAGATGCCATCGATTTACGACTTCCCCAAGAAGTCATCCAAAGCCAAGAAGGTAAAGAAAGCACGCAAGGCGAAGTCAGCCAAGTTGAATCACAAGTTGGTGAGCGTAAAAGCCGGGCGACGCAGACTGGGTTAGCAGTTGACCAACCAGCCGTTGGCGCTCCTGCTCAAAAGGAAGCACTCGCTGATGAGCTAAAAGACTTTGGTCGATTTGTAAAGTCACGCCACAAGAACGGCAAGTGGCGAGCATTTGATTTTGTTTCAATTCCTGACTCAATCGGAGACCGCCTCAACGAGGCTGGTTACTTTATTGCTAAGGGTGTTACGCCAATG